CAATGACATGCTGCGTCTGGAATATCTACTGCACATACTGCCCAGTCATCTGTCCATTGTGGAACTTGTACCCAGATTACAGGTTCTTTATCCATAGCATATGCTTTTTGAGTTACACCAAATAGCAATACAAATACTGTCAACCATGAGAATATTCTAGGAATATACTTTATAGACATTGGTCTCTTGTATGCTTCCATTACATCGTGGTAGTTCATGATAGTAGTCCTAATGATCCTGCTGTCATACCCACAGACAAAAAGAATCCAAATTCTATTAGATCTCTGGAACCTGGTGGTATATTATTTAATATTGTTTGAATTATTATCATGAAAATACAAATGGTAATCCGTTAAGTGCTGTGTATCCTACTACACATGCAAATGCTATCTGATAGATCATGGTTATGCTCCTTGGTATACTGGTGTCATTACTCCACCACCTTCATCGTCATCATCGTCATCTGATGCTCTTAAAAACAACTCCAACCCTACAAGGAATGCTACTGGATAAAAACACCAGAGTATTGCCATGAAGGGTGAGATGGTTGATGCTTCAGAGATCATACAAACACATTAGTAGTTGTGCTTGCAATTACTGCTACCATAAAAATGTATGGTACAACTTTAAATGGGACTGGTTGTCTCTTTAATGAGTTCATTATACGAAACCTGGAATGATTTGTCCTGTTGTTAGGTAAGCACCTAATCCTGCGATGATGCCGAGCATAGCAAGTCTGCCATTAAGTTTCTCAGCAACTTTTTTTGATTCTTTATCTGTCATTAGAATATACCTGGAATGATGTTTCCTGTTGTTGCGTATGCACCGACTGCTGCTACGAAACCAAGCATTGCTGCCCAACCGTTAAATCTTTCTGCTTCTGGAGTCATGAGTTTTTCCTCTTTTTTGATTGTGAATTGTGTGTTGAGTTTCATCTTAAAAGAAACCTGGTGCTATTTCTCCGAATAACACATAGTTAACTGTTGCTGCTACTAGACCAAGCATCGCTAAACGACCATTGACCTTCTCAGCATATTTCCAATAGGAATGATTCTTATCCATTAGAAAATACCAGGAATGATTTGTCCTGTTGTTGCGTAAGCACCTAGTAGTGCAACGAAACCGATCATAGCCCAACGACCATTAACCTTTTCAGCATTTTGTGGATATCCTTCATATGAAACTGAGTTATCAATGTAAGGACGAGTTTCAGTTGGGAATGCATTTTGTCTTCCACCTGATTCTGTTGTAACAGTCATTTAAGTTTTATTAAGAAACGTAACATAATTATATAGCAAATATAAAGTTTTGTCAAATATCTTAACATAACAAACGGTTCGGATGTCCGAACACAATTAAATGGTACTAATATGTAACATTAGTTTAACTTATATTAAAAATTTATTATTATCATTATCACTTTATCCAAGTTATTATAGCATAACGAGTACCAGATATGACAGGCGATACTTGATGAGGATATGTAAACCCTGAAGGAAATATTACCATATCACCTTTTTTTAATTTTGGTTTATATTGTCCATTAAAAAATAATAGATCTGCACCTTCATACTCATCATTTAACATAATTGAACAACTAAGAGTTCGATGTTCTCCTGAATTTGTATCCACATGTTCACGAACATAATCACCAACATTATATTTTAAAAGAATATATCCCGTATCTCCTTGTATATTAATATATTCCAAAGCATTATGCTTTCTCAGGTATTCTCTACATGCATCATTAACAATAGTAAAAATTTTAGCATCTATATTTTTTCTTATGCTAAAATTTTTCTGTATCGTTTCATCATCAGACAAATAAATTGCCTCACATTTTCTACTTTGAGCAATATCATAATCATTTACTGTTCCAGGTACCCAATCATCTGAATTTTTATATTCTTGCATGATTTCATCACATATTTCACTTGATATGACATTACTTTGTACATGAATAAAATCTTCTAACTTCATCACTTACCTTCCCAACCTGGTGGAAGTGTTCCAAAATATGGATCATACTCAAAAAATGGTTTCCAATCTGCTATCTGACTTGCCTGACTTTTCCAAAAATTAGTTAAACCCTCATGACTTGATCTATGAAATACTTCTACATGTTCTTTATGAATTGAAGATCCCATTTGTAATCTGTACAAAAATAATGGAATTGAAAAAGTATTACCAGAATTATAGATTAAATCATCCGCAACTGCTCTTGGTTTTACTCCCTGATCAATTTTATACTTATCACCACGGCAATGTAATTTAATTAGTTTCTCTGCATGATGTCTTGTAATTAGATAACAAGCTGTTGAAAAATCATTTACAAATCGACGATGAAGTTTCATATGCACTTCTGCTGGATTAATTATTGCTAACTGTATGACATCATAGTCGTAAGGAGTTCTTGCATAAAAATCTTTCCAAGTAAAACCCCAAGAAGAAACAGTTCCAATATCACAATCATCTTCCATAATTAAAGCACAATTAGAATCTGATTTAAGAAACTCTTTAAGTGTCTTTAAATGTGAAGTAGTGCATCCCACTTCACCTGACAACATATTATCAGGATATTTACCTTTTATAATATGACTTAAATCATCTTCACGACCATCGTATGCAGAGATGCGTGTATAGTTTTCTATCTCCCAATACTTAAACTGAGCTTCCATGTATACTCTTCTCTCTGGTTGATCATCAAGATTAATGTAATATATTGGTGGTAAACCTTTTAATTTAAATGTTGCTTTGTTTCTATCCATACTAATCAAGAATACCGATTGTTGGAATCCATCCAAGTTCCATCAACTGTGAGATATCAGCACAAGTAATATCTCTTTCACCTGGTGTATCTTCTTTGATAGGTAAATGTCCCATTCCCATTTTAGTTGCAAGGTCAATAACTGATACAGGGTTTCCTGTACCAACATCTAATACTCCAGTATAACTGCTAGGAATCAAAGTTGCAATAGCAGTTACAATATCGTTAACATGAATCCAATCTCTTTTATGTCTTGTCAGGTAAGTTGCAGTCCTTTCTTCTAACATACGATATAACATATCTGAACGACTTACCTTTTCTGACCATACATTAAAAAATCTCATACCAACACTATTTGGTGGTGCTTGTATCTCATTTACTTTCTTAGATATTGCATAAGCATTTATCCACCATTCATAAACAGATGCAGAACTGCT